CCGACGGCTTTTATCGTTGAGCCATTAGATAACTCAAACGAGTTTCTGTTGTCGATTGTAATCTTGGCCACCTTCATCCATGGTGGTAGATTCTTCATAACGCTTTTGACTTTCTTGACAAGGTTTGCGGCTGTTGTAAACTTGGTTGCCATTACAAGAATGTTCTTTTCTTTGTGAAACAACATAAACCAAACAGCATAAGCAGCCGAGATCGTTGAGATCCCAAGCTGTCTTGCTTTTAAAATAACATTGAAGCGATAATCGTTAAAGTCCTTTAACAACTCATCTTGGTAGGGATACGTGTTAAAAGGAATAAGACCGCGAAGAGGATGAGAGATCCGGCAATAATTATTAATAAAATATACCGGATCTTTTCCCGACTTTACGATCTCTTTTACAATCTCTTGTTTTGTTAACTTAAGAGTCATACTCTCCTATTAGGACTTGCTATCAAATCCATACGATGAAAACTCTTCACCAGCTCGACCTCTAAGTTCCGGTGATCTCATACTAGCAGACATTCTGCTGGCGAGTTCATCATCAAAAATATCTATTGTTGGCCCTGATGGGTCCATGTACACTCTGGCCATTAATTGACCAGTTGTTTCATCTATATAGTCTACTACTTTTTGGCCTTGCATCTCGCGCTCTTCTTCTCTGGTATTTTTTTCCATTTCTGATGTTGCTATGTTGTATGCTTGGTTTTCTAAATTATCCAATGTCAGTAAAGGTCGCGGACCAGACTCTTCGCTCATTACGGCTTCGAGTTCTTCTTTAATAATTTGTCTTAGTTGTTCTTTCGTGATTCTCATTTTTTATTATCTCCTTTCTTACGAGTATCATTGCTTGGCCTCTTGTCCGAAAACTGAGAAAGGAACTTTCTAGTGATATCACGAGTGTGATCAACTGAAGGCTCAAGAATAGGTAAAGATTCAATACCGGAAACTTTATAGTGTTGGTATGCTTGTACAAATGAACGAACCCGTGAGGTTGACTGTACTAGTATTTGTGGTTCGCCTTTTGCTTTAAGAGTGACCGAGTTTCCGGTAACAGCCCGATACTCTTTTTGTAAAAACTTTTTTACTTCGTTGAGTCGTCTAGATATCTCATTTTCGAAGTCATTTGCATATACCTCACGAAGAGCGATATCGGACTGGTAATTAATAATCATTGAGTCGCCGTAGAATTTAATAGAGAAGCCATCCATAACTCTTGTGTCCATCAGCGGACAACCTTGTTCTCTTTGGAGACCGACTTGTTTTGTTTGTCCATCAAGCGTATAACGTTCATCATGCGCACCATCATAGGCATTTGCTGCTGCCTGTGCGAGTCCTTGAATTATCTCTAGTGTTTTACTGCTCATTTGGTCTCCATCCTTTTAGCCATCTTTCCTCACGTCCCTCAACCCATTGAATGTAACACTTTTCACAACATTTAAACTTTGACATATAAACATCATCATTAGACTTAAATGAGTATGTATTGCAAACCGGGCAAGAACGCTTGGTTTCTTTCATAAGTAGTTTATTTGATATAAAAACTCCATTTAGTTCAACGTGTTCTTGTTCGCAAACACCAGAACCGCTGTATAGATCTTTGAGCTGCTTGACGTAATCTCGCTCTTTGTCATCGGTCCAGCTGCTTCTTGGGTGCTTTACGGTGTCTTCTCCATACTTTTTTACTATCGCTTGTTCAACCTTGACAGCATAATTAGGATCTTTACTTTTCATCAAAACCTCCAGAGTTTTTCTTTTGCCATTCGGCTGATTCTTTATCTGTTTTGATTGGGCCGCCTTTTGCCCAAGTATGACAAGCACGAGCAGAATGACATTTAAAGTGGTGCATCCAACAATATCCGAGCACTCCATCGTCATCAAACGTATCACCGGGTAAACACTCCTTCATGCGAGGAGATATATCAAACGCAACGCAGTTGTAACATACAGACTTCTTTGCTGCTTTCACGCTGGTCTTCCAATACTTTGCTATCTTATCCCAATAGTCCGCTGGTTCGTCAACATTAAGAGGTCCGTAGTTGTACTTCTTTATTGTTGCGTCTCGGTTCTTTGTATTGAGAGCGAGATCTTGAGTTGCCGGTGGACAAACCAACTTCTTTATTTTCTTTATTATTTTTACTAACATATTAGTTTACCGCATTTGCTATGGCTATTGTTGTGCCTACGCCAGTAATTAGTCCCAAGCCAAACCAAAGTCTGCTTTTTGGCGGGGTTTTCAACTCTTCAAGTTCTTGGATGCGCTTTTGTTGTTCTAGGATCTTTGCATCGTGAATTTCATTGTTAAACTTCATTGTGCTCTTGAGCTTTCTTATCTCTTCGTTTTTATCTGCTTCAAGCATCGCAAGTTGATATTGCATTTCAATACGGCACTCTTCTGGTGCGTTTACAATCTCTTGAGTTATGAGGTCAATCGCTGCGTCGCTCATCAGGCGTCCGTTGAATGGTGCGATATCTCCTGCTTGAAGGTAAGTGTATTCGGGGCTTGAACCCCATGCTAGTGATGATAGTAGTATTAAAATCATTTTCTGTCTATTCCTAAGTCTTGTAAAACCTTGTCAGCGTCAATATCTCTCTTCAAATCTTCAAGGTCTTGTCGTTTCTTTTCTTCTATTCTTTTCTTTATCTCTTCAACCTTCTTGTCAATCTTTTGATCTCGCTTGTTCTTATCTCTTGCTGCTTCCTCGATTGCTTCGGACTCTGCTTTATATTGTGCCTTTGCTGCTTCTGCTTGGGCTAGTAAGCCTCGTGCTCCTTTCTTTCCAAGAGCATAAGCCAAACAGAACAAGCCCACAAGAACCAACCAGTTCCAGTGAGCTTTTATCCATGCTTTTATTTTAGACCAACTAACCACCATGTTTCCACATCTTTGCAAAATCAACAGCGGTTTGACCACCGATGTATATCATAGCAATCATTCCCCAAGTCTCCGGATCAAGTTGAGCCGAAGCAAGGAGAGCGGTTGCACAAATAAAAACAAGAAGCTTGCGAGATATCAGCCTCTCTTGTACTGCATCCAAAATACCTTTCTTGGGGTTGTTTAAATGAAGTGCTTTTTGAAAGTCTGCACTCGCAAGCTTCTCTTGGCTTGCTTCTACTATACTATCGTTGATAGTATCTAGAATCTTATCTTTGTCCATTACACGTTTACCTTGGCGTAGCCATTATGCTTTTGTATGTCGATAGTTGTGTCAACGCAATCCTTTAAAACATCCAAGTGCGATATCAAAAGGATAGTTTTGAACTTTGTCTTTATCATCTCCAAAAGTCTTATGAACCCTTCCATATGCTCTTGATCAAGCGCAGTTGCAGGCTCATCCATAATAAATAGTGTGCTTTTGGGCAAATTTGTAATAGAAATAAGAGCAAGGCGTATAGCCATCGCAGCGATCGTCTTTTCAGCACCAGAACCCATTGATATTGGACGAGAGTCATATTGTGGGTGTTTTATATTGATGTTAAGGTTCCTACCGTCTTCTTCAAAGTTTATTTCAAAGTCGACAATGGTTGACAAACATTTCTGTATCTCTTCATTGATGATCGGTAGTTTTCGCTTAATGACTTCATAAGCAATACCATTTGGATGCATACATCTCATAAAAAGATCATAAGCCACCCAACCACGTTCTAGAACATCTTGTTCTGCTTTTTCTGAACGTATAATCTTGATTGCATGCTTCATTGCTCCAAGCTCTACAAGGTAATCTTGAATCTTGTTGTCACACTTGTCCTTCCTGGTTTTAGCTTCCGACATCTTCGTCTTGATTGCATGTCTCTCTCTGGATAGCGACGACAAGTTTTCTATGATGTGTTTGTTATCCTCATACTCTTGTTGTTTTTCTCGCAAAGTTTCCAATTCATTTTTATACAAAGATATCTTTGAGGATAGAGAGTCTATCTTCATTTCTAAATTTTTGTTTTGTGCTAAGATTGTTTTCTTTCTATTTTTAAACTTATCAACCTTTTGTAAGTCTCTGTGGATTGCTTCTATATCTAAAAAGTTCATTTTTTCATCAAGATCAGCGATACTAGCAGAAAGTTCGGCTATCTCTTTTTGAATGGTCGGTAGAGTTGTCCTTGCCTTGTTTGCATCTTTTACAAATTTGTTTTCACAACAATATTTACAATCCGGATCATACTCATGCTTATCAAGTATTTTTATTTTTCCAGTAGCGTTTTTCTCTTTTACGGCTAATGTTTTTGTTTTGTTAACGGCAGTAGTGTGCTCTTTCTTGTATTCGTTCCATGTTTCTTCCATAGACTGTAGTCTCTCTTGGGACAAGCAGGAAATGAACGTGACTATCTCACTTGCTACCTCTTTGTTCTTTGCTATTTCCTTCTTACTGGTGTCAATTGTCCTAACGCAAGATAAGATATCTTCTTGCTTTTGTGCAATCGCATCTTCAATCTGATGTATGTCCACAATTTCTGTGGGGATAGACGAGATCTCTTCGCTTATCTTATCAAATTCTGCTTTAAGTTCTTCGTATCTACTGTTGTGCTTCTTGCACAGATCTGTTTGCTTGTCTATATCGTCCTTGATTTCTTCGATAGTTTCCTGCTTTATTACTAGCTTTTTAGATAATTCTTTATTCTTAAAACGCTTTATCAAAGTAGAAATCTCAGCAGAGTCTTTTTTGGCTAGTTTGAACTTCTTATCAAATATCTCAAGGTCCAAAAACTTTGCAAGTATTTCCTTACGCTTGGTCGAACCTTCTTTGATAAACGATAGAGAATCCATCTGACTAGCCATCGATGTAATCATAAAGTCTTCGATAGAGCCGAGAACCCGCCGTATATTCTTATCAGAGTCCTTTACAGAGTCGCCATTGCAAGAGCTATCGGTGCTGATATTATGAAAGTCAAGATCCCCAGCGGCACTAACGACGGACTTTCCTTTGACGGTCTTACTAGACTTATTAAGATTCCTGCATATTTGATACTCTTGGTTATCTGCTTCAACAACCATTTTGATGCTTGCTGTGTTCTTATTTTGATTAACGATGTGTACGTTCTTTCTCTCCCCCTTGGAGGTCGTATTAAAAAGCCCATACAAAGCAGAATCAATAACAGAAGATTTACCGCTGTAGTTCTTGCCAAAAATGCCAACAATTCCAGACAGCTTATTAAAATCAACCCTATTGTCTGATCCATAATTGAATAGATTGCTGAACTGCATCTCTTTAATATTCCATGTGACATTTCTTCTGACTTCTTCATTCTTTTCTGCTTCCTTATTGTATTTAGAGTTCAAGTCAAGTACTTCTTGTACTATTTCCTCATCAAGTTCATAATCTTTCAAATAGTCTCGAATCCAACGTTCTTGTACGGATAGTTCTCGAAGGTTTTCCATTTTCTGTGTTCCTCCAAGCGAGGACGTGAATTCTGAGTTGCTTTTGTCTACAAAGGTAACAGAGGTAGGGCTGTATGTTGCGTGGGCTAATTCGGTAACCTTGCGTATTTGTGACGATGCTAAATTTGTACGCCCTATTAGCCTGAGACGGGCACCACGTGGAATATGGTAATGCTCTGGTATGTTCCCTGCTTTATCTAAATCAAGCGTCATAAACGGCCTAGGAGAGACAAAGGTGACGTGCTGTACATCAAATGTATCTGCGTCTTTAATGTTCCAGAGTTTGTACCCCTTGCGTGTGCCTTCTGAGAAATTCTGCTGTATAGTTGAGCCAGCATATTGAACTCGACCTTCGGGGTCTAGTATCTGCGGTTTGTGTATATCTCCAA